AACCCTGCACCAGGAACACCGCCTCTTCCTGTGGCTTGCATCTTAGTAAAATCATCCATTATTCCCTGAGTAAGTTCTGCTTTAACAATAGCACCAATGCCGCCTGCGGCCTTAAATGTGTTAACAGCTTTAGCGCCTGTGATAACAGCACCAATCATTTGCAGCGGATCACCGGATGTTAATCCGCCTAGTACACTTTCGCCTGTTTCTAAGAGACCACCGGTGCCTAAGATGTTTGCTTGTCCTGAACTCAGTGGGCTCTTCTTTCCATCCCAGTAACGCTTTTGTACTTCAGTCCAAGTGGCAATTTGGTCTTTGCCGATAATGCCCGAGTTGTACAATACTGTTTCATATTCAATGGACATAGAACCTTTGGCCTGCCCTGCATCTGAGTGTGCCAGTGTGTCGTGGCTAAAATTACTAAGCACTGGATTTACCAGCACGTACTCTTGGAAGTGTGCGCCTTTCTTGTCGTGGTTACGGCTGAAGTGGTAGATTCTAATATCCTTGAAGAATGCTTCGGGGCGATTAAAGTCTTTGCCACTCTTTGACACAGTATCCATACCATAACTGTAGTCTTTGTCGGCAGTGTTATAGATATTGCTGTAGGAACTGGCATAGTTGTTGTACTGTTCTGGCAACTTGGTTGTTGATAGTCCAGAGAATGCAGGGTCTTGGATATGGTACTGATAATAGGCATACCAGAATGCTCGCATTTGACTGGCCATGTCATCGTGAAATTCAATGCTTACTGGATCATAGTTGATGCGAGTGACGTTCAAGGTCTTTTTGTTGTATTGATTGTGTTTCTTTACATCAAACTTGAAGTTTGGTAAACTGACACTCTTTACTAGTACACCCAGCGTAGCTAAATCACTGAGCTCCCCTTTCCAAGGAAGTGTAGTGCCGCTTACTGCGGCGTCAACTAATTTCTTTGCTTCGCTGTTTAACTCAAAGTTAATGTGAAACCAGTTCTTAAACTTAGGTAAATTTTGGTAGTTATTGGCTACAAAGGTTTTGGAAGCGTGTTGATAGTCCCGCAGGTTAGTAGGTGCAAGAGCTCCGTTAACAACATCATTAATAAAGGACATATCAGGGTTCCACAGGTTATATAGTATTTATGTCCAAAAAAAAGCCCGGAAAAATCCGGGCCTTTTCTGATACTGTTAAAACTGCTATTAACCAGTTGTTACAGCACCAAGGGTTCTGCCAACAGCTACGCCAATACCGCTGGTAGCAGTTGGAGTCTGTAGTGCATTGTCAAAGCCTAGTGTTAGGGTAATTGTCATCGGACCATTGTCGCCATAAGTTGCATCATTGTAGTTTACACTCTTGATGTAGCAGCCATATAATTCCCATGTTTCTAGAACGTTAGGGGCATAAGCGCCGTTACCGCCGTCTAGCATTTCGCATGTAGTTGTGAATTTGTAGTCAATGCCTGATGCCGCTGAACTCTGTTCCATGAAGTCAAATTGCTTCTGAACCTGTTCACCGACTAGCTTGGTAACGTTGCCTTGAGCATCATCACGCAAGTTAATTGCACAATCGCCCCAGGTTGGTTTACCAGCATATTTGATCTTACTGTTGTAGACGTCAATTACTTGCTCTTCAAAGTCCACTGTTGGACGAGCAAAGTCAACGATCTGCTTGGTAAGTTCTGTTGTGATGGCGCTAACGCCAAAGTTGAGGAAGTTCACACGGAAGCGATACTTCAACTTGGGCATTAATAGACCCTGTGATGATGCGCCGCCACCTTGTAGTGGAACTGTAAATCTTGTTAAACTAGCTGAAGCCATTGTTGTCTCCTAAATCTCTTATACTGTATTTATGTATTTCTGTATGTAAAAAACTGGGGATCATTAAATCCCCAGTTTATATTTTACAATCCAGCTGCGATATCACCAGTGTTCTTGACGCGAACTGGGATGTAGATGAATTCAGCCGCTTTAACTGGCTCAATTGCTACGTCAACCCACAATTCGTTCTTGTCAATACGGTCTGTTGTATTGTTGCTTGAATCGCAGACTACAGCATAGTCATACAGACCACGTTGAGACTTGATACTGTTCAGTTCTTTCTCAATCTGAGCCTTGATGTCTTTACGTGTCAACTCGTCGTTTGGTTCGAATACATACTGACGAGCAATCATATCAAGTTGTTTACGCAAATAAACAACCAAACGTGCTACGTTAATACGATCCAACGCACTTGCCATTCCGTAACGTGTCTTCTGACCGTATACAGTTACACCGGCACCGTTTAGAACAGCAATTGGGTTAACCTTACCATCATATAGTACGTCACGTAGACCTTGGTTTACACCAATTGTCTTGAACTCAGCTGTCTGAGCATCAATATAACCCACGCTAGAAACGTTGTCAACTGAACCACGACGCAGGCCAGCTGGTGCAAACCATACATAGCTCTTCTGATCACTACGGATCATCGTACGCAACATGATGTGACTGGCTGGCACAACTACGCTGTGGCCGTCTAGGTCACGTGCAAGACCAGCTGGGTAATACACAGCTAGGTATTCGTAGTAGCTTGTGAAGCCTACTTCGCCATTGTCTGATGCTAGGTTCAAGTTATTTGCCCAGGCATTCAATGAGTTACTGTTGGCAGCTAAACGCATTGGAGCATCAGCAAGAATAAATGCTGTTTCCTTGCGGTTAACGTTCAACTGTTGTAGTGTGCTTGTCAATTCTGGATAACCAGGGCATGACATCAAGTTAAAGTCACGTGACTCTTCAAGAATCTCTGTGCTATTAGCAACAGCAGATACCAAAGCGGCTGTGATTAAGTTACGCTGTGCCTTACGGCCCATGAATGCAACACCGTCTTGATCTAGACCGCTTACGCTGGTCCATGTGCTGGTGTAAGCTGGTGGCTCATCGTAGTCGTCAAATGCGCCAACTGTGAACTGCTTGACGTTCATACCGCTACGACGTGTGTTCCACAGCAGTGTACCACGTGGATACAGTGCATAACTTGGGCAGTCTGGGTCTGTGTAGTCGCTGGTTGTTAGATCAGCAATGCTGGCAATGTCAGCAGTAACAACATCGTCGTCACCGTTTGTTGTCCAACGTGCATCAGCAAACAATACACCATTCTCAGATGTTTGATCTGTTAGGTCTAATGCAACCCACTTGCTCTTACCGTTGACCAACTCGTAACGATGTAGTTTAGGGAAGTCTTCTAAATTGCTTAGATCAACCCATAAGTCGCCATGTGCTAGTGTATCACCTGTGCTTTGTTCAGTTGGAGCACTGCTAGAGCAGATTGCACCAGCTGGGTCGCACATTGTTAGGTCGTAACCGCGGCTATCAAGCTCAAGATTGCGATAACCAACCCAAGCACTACCATCATTGATCATGAAGTCGTGTTCTGTTGGCTCATTGTAATACCAGTATGTACCATCATCTGGGTCACGCTGTGGAGCATCTGGGCTAGCAGTGTAAGTGCTGGTGATCCAGTTACTAACTTCAATGCTAGTACCGCCTTGGTATGCCTTGGCACCTGGACGGGCTGTTGTAATACCAGCCACTGCTAGAGGATTACGTGTACCGTCTGTTAGAACAATTACGCCACCTTCGCTGTGAACAAGAGTAATAGCACCTGTGCTTTCTCTTACTGCGGTTACATTAGTAATACCAGCTTGATTAATGGCAGTAATAAAGTCATTGCCAGTGATACCAGAGAAGCTGACAGTGGTAGAACTGCTCAATCCAGTTGATCCAGCTGAACTAGCACTAACTTGTAGAGTCTTGGTACCTGCGGCAAACACTGGGTTTGTTGTTGTACCGGTTACCTGGCTAACACCAGCGCGACGAGTGTAGAACTTAACTGTAAATTCTTCTGTGTTCTCATAGTCATACTGAGCATAAACAGTGCCAACTGGAATATTAACGCCGCCGCCTGCAATGTCTTGGTCGTAGTTTGCTGCCAAGTCGTTAGCATAAACTTTAACTGTCTTGACATCCCACTTGCCTGTACCGCTGTTCCAGCTCTTTGCAGATAATGAAGCACCGTTGTTTGGCGTTGTTGTCTTGAACCAGATACTGCCTGTTGGACGCGGAGTTGCATCCACTGTGCGCCATGCAGGAGTTTGTGTGTGCTTGCTGGCATAGAAGGTTGGACGATAGTAATCGCCAGCCACCAATCCAAGGTTGGATAATGCAC